CCGCCCCTGACTACTCACGCCCTGCAATTTCAGAATTCACATTCAACTACCCTTTCACTCACCGTGTCAACAATGGCTTTCAACTCCGTCCGCAATTACCTTGCCGAACGTCTAGCTCGCGTCAAAGAAGAATGGAAACTTTTCCAATCTCACGACTCCGAACAAGAACAGACCCAACTGGCTCACCACGACTCTGACCTTCGCCGCTATTATGCCCGAATATCATCTGATCCATCAAACGAAGCAAAACACCGCATGCTCAATCAAGAGTTTTCAACTCTCACTGAAGCTATCCGCCTCGACAATGAATCCCGTCACCAACCCTTCGAACTACATCAACCAATCAAACCTGACTGGCCGTATCCCGAATCTCGTGAACCCGCCCCTGGAATTATCAAAGTTCCACTATTCTATCACACCGGAAATATAATCCGTGCAGATCCCCTCACTTCCCGACCCCTCGACCCCGACAACGACGCTGACAACGCTGAATCCTACATCCCAGGAGATATTGACTTTGGCCCCGAGATCGATCCGATCCTCTACCAACTCATCATCACGAAATACCCCACCTACCTTCCGTACATTAACAAGTACTGTCGCCCCGCTGGAACAACTGACGCCACTTTCCGTGACTTCAATAAAGAACAGAAACTCTCTGCTCCCATCCCAGAAGACAGACAAGAACATGTCCTCAAGCACGTATTCCGCCTCCTCGACGCCACCCCTTACCTACCGATTCACTTCGTAGATACCCAATACGCTAAAACCCCTTTAGTAACTGGCACTGGATACCACAATCGCTTTTCTTTCAAGCAACGCGCTCATGCAAAATATTCTCATCCCGATGAATATGCACAGAAGACTACCTCAAAAGGCTTCTTCTACAACGCAACCTATGAGAACGCTCGCACTATCATTCACAAGATAAAAGAATCTGGAGTCCCCTTCAATCTGCACTTCGCACCTGAAGATCGACATCTTTCTGACTCTCAAGTCCAAGAATATATCGACCAACATAACGACTTCTTCAACGATTACCCGACACTCCTTTTCACACGCAACCACATCTCCGATCGAGATAAAGCTCTCAAAGTCCGCCCCGTATATGCTGTCGACGACCTCTTCATCATTATCGAACTCATGCTTACTTTCCCACTTCTCGTTCAAGCTCGCAAGCCCTCTTGCTGCATCATGCATGGTTATGAAACAATCCGTGGAGCAAACCACCTGCTCGACCGACTCGCTCGCTCTTACGAAACTTACTTTACCATAGACTGGTCTAGTTTTGATCAACGCCTCCCTCGCGTCATTACCGACATCTACTACACTAAGTTCCTCCGACGTTTAATTGTTATCTCACATGGCTATCAGCCAACGTATGAATACCCCGAATACCCCGACCTCGACTCCCACAAGTTGTATGAACGAATGGATAACCTCCTTCACTTCCTCCACCTTTGGTACAACAACATGACCTTCCTTTCTGTTGATGGCTTTGCCTTCCGACGCACTTCCGCCGGCGTACCCTCTGGACTCTACAACACACAGTACCTCGACTCCTTCTCCAACCTTTTCCTTCTCATTGACGGAATGATTGAATTTGGCTTCACAGATGATGAAATCATCTCAGTACTACTCCTCGTCCTTGGCGATGACAACACTGGTTTCACCCAGTTCGACATCAAGCGCCTCAAAGATTTCATCTCTTTCCTTGAATCTTACGCTCTCTCTCGATACAACATGGTCTTATCCAAGACTAAATCTGTCATTACCACCCTCCGCTCTCGCATTGAGACCCTAGGCTACCAATGTAACTTTGGCAATCCCAAACGTGACTTAGGTAAACTAGTTGCTCAACTCTGTTATCCCGAACACAAGATAAAGTACCACACTATGTCTTCTCGTGCCATCGGAATCGCTTACGCAGCAGCAAATCAAGACATCAAGTTCTACACTTTCTGCAAAGACGTGTACACTATGTTTTCCGTATTCTTCAAACCTGACGAATCTGCTAATTTGCAGTTCCTCAGATCCACACTCTCTGACCTTGAAGTTCCCCTTGAACACTTCAACGCCACCACACTTCCCCCGTTCCCAACGTGGTATGAAATTAAAAAACGATACTCTTCCTACGAAGGTCCACTCTCCTTCACTCCAAAATGGAACCTCGCTCATTTTAAAAACATGCCTGACGTTATCCCCGAAACTGCCGAACCTGTTATGACTATGTACCTTTATGAAAAACTTCATGGTATAATCCCTCGCTCAGCTCCGACCTTTTCAACGGTTG